CAGGCCCACACAGAGCCAATGACAGACACTACAATCACAGGGTTGCTCACCGCATTGCATAGGGCATCCCATAGCGCCACCCAGGTCGTCATATCCTGCCACTGTGCGCCAAGGCCAACGAGGATCGGGCTGATGATGGCCACGACGATTTGCGCCCAAAAGGTGGGGTTCTTCAAGCGTACTTTCCACCAAATGCAAATAGCGCGAACACAATACTGTTTTTTACGGGGCACGTGTTCGGGATCGTTTTGCGGAAATAAAGAAGCCCCACCAGGGAGGAATCCTTGGTGGGGCTACGTTTTATGTAAAATCCCTCTTTTACAGATACTGTCTAATTTGATAGACTTAATACAATATTTTGTAAAAATTTATTCTGTAAATTGGGATTTTACAATTGACTTTTGACAAATACCGTACTATTATAGTAAATAAATGGGAGATGATGAGATGAACACAGGTAAAAATGTAAAAAAATTTGGCGTGCAAAACAAAAATATGATTGTCGCTCTTATTTTGGTGGCTTTTGCTATAGCTGTTTATTTTTTTATCAATTATCAAACAAATTTGATGCAAGAGCAGATAAATATTGCTGCCTATGCTGATAACAGTATCCGGAGCAATAGTTCGACATTAGAATTGAAACAGATAGCCAAATTGAACACCTTAAAAGATGTTATACTTGTATTCATTTCGCTGATACTGTCGTCTTTTCTGTCTGCCCTATTTATTGACATTAAAAACAAGAATAAAATGCTTGATGAATGGATGGCTAATGACATAATTTCATCCGATAAAATAATTGATAGCTTAGTTCCAGAAAGTAAAGATAATCTACTATCAAAACTCGAATCAGAAAAATATTTTAACTCTAATGCGATTTTTTCTGATATGTATTCTAGTGTAAGAAATACCCTTATAGAGGAAAATGAGTTTTACTATTATAACAGGGCAGAATATATAGTAACCTGTGACATTCAAAAGGAATATATTGAGAAAACCATTAAAAAAGTTATGAGAATCTATGCAGTGGAAGATAAATGTGTAATCAATAATTTTCCTTTGGCTCGTTCTTGCGTTTTCGATTCTGGGAAATATGTTGTGTTTACACTTAACAAAATAAGCCTCAATGGAAAAGCCGTAGCGAGAGATAATTATACAGTGAACAAAGAACAGATTGAATCAGGATCTGACAGCTTAGAAGATAAATGCGGATATAACAGTCGCACAGTTGTTTCCATGAATAAGATTCATCTTAATTCTAAATCTCCTACAGATATCATTATAGAGTATACAACACGCGTGCCTTTAAATGATACAGTGTATACCGCGAGAATAAATGCTCCCTGCAAAGAGTTTGAATTAACTTTTTCGGTTACAGATAGCAATTCGGATTATAAGGTAGTAGGATCGCCTTTTGGATTTGTTGACTGTTCACAAAATACGCCCAATACCAACAAAGACGATCTCTTTCGGGCAAAATTTAAAAATTGGGTGTTTAAAAACGATGGTGTGTGCATTAATATAATCAAAAAATGATGTTTTTTACCAGTATAAATTTATCATATATCACGAATCATTATCAAAGTTGTTAATTTTTTGCATAACGCTTGCATATTGCAGCACAATTGAATATAATATAAATGCATAGGAGGATGATAATAATGAGTACTAATTATGAGGAAGACATTGTCTAACGGCATAGAAGACCCAACGAGCCCTGGCTTCCATTTGGAAACCAGGGCTCGTTTTGTTTATTCGCTTTTTTCGTGCAACTCCTCATCCGCCTTAGGCGTAGTATAACTCATAGCAAGCTTGCTATCCTTTACGCCCTTGGTGGTGGGGTCAGAGATGATCCCGATCGCGGCCGGAATCATCAAAACCAGCCTTACCGCATCCACGATCTGGCTGCCTGTGATCTCCGGCGCGGCCCCGCACAGGTCGAGGATGTAAAACACAGCCATAATTACAGCCGCCCAGCCAAAACGGGCCGCTTTTCAGGCGCACTTTCCAGTTGATGTTCATAATATGTTCCCTCCAAGTTTTCATTTGCCCTCCGCCACTCGACGGAGGGCTTTTGTGTTTGTCAGATCAGTTTGGACAGCAGCCAGGTGACCGCTGTGATAATCATGATCGGGATTGATACCAGCATCCTATCACCTCACAATCACGGATGCGATCAGACTGATTAACGCCGCCACACCTGCGGAGATCCCTGCCGACAGCAGCTTATCCCACCACATCGACGGGCGGTGCTCCAGCGCCGTTAGCCGATCATTATGATCGTCCAGCGCTTTCTGATTCGCCTCCTGGCTGGCTTTCACCAGCTCCGCCATCTGGATTGTCAGCTCCTCGATTTTTTGCAGGCGGTTTTTGCAGTTATCGATATCCTTCAGGTCGCGGGCAAAACGCTCATCCATTACCTTGCACTTTGCCTCGCAAACCGCCTTATCTACCGGCTCCATCGCTCCACCATCCTTACACGCGCGTTAAGGAGGATACCGCAACCCAGGACATAATCTCCCGGAGCAGCGCCTCCTGCACGCCTTTGTTCGTCTGGATTTTGCTGACCGTATGTTTTTTCGGTGCGAACTGAGCGGCAGGCACCTTACTACCCCGCGCGGAGGTCAAGCCGCCGTATACTGCACCCTTGTTGACCGTGACCGTGCAGCCTGCTTCCACGGGTTTTGCCGCCCCGCCTGATACCAGCGTAAGATCACGGAGATAAACCCAGCTGCAAATCCCACCGTCGCGGCCAAGCAGCGCCCGGTCGCCGTTGATCTCCGAGACTTTATGTGTGGTGGATTTGACCCAGCCGGGGATCGTCTGGCCGGTGGCATACTTTGCGCCAGAGACTTTGACCGTGCTGCCTACAGTGATAACACCAGAGCCGCCGCCCGGGGAGGGCTTTGGGGGCTCTGCCTTTTTCTTCAGGCCGAGGTAATTGACGATTGCCTTCCCGTAAGCCTCGCCCTCACGCTTGAGATCTGCGTCAGAGTCCACAAGCACCACGTCCGCCTTGTTGTCCAGGAATGCAAACTCTCCCAGCACAGCCGGGATTCCCATTGCGGCGGGCTCACGGCACATACCGAAGTTGTAGCTTCCGGGCTGGGACGGCTTCACCCACCGGCTGTTCTGCCCGATTGCCTGGAACTGCTTAATCAGCTCCTGTGCGAAGGCTTTGGCTTTGCTGTCCGTATGCCAGTAGAAGACCTCGCAGCCATCCCCGCCGCCGGCGTTGTGGGCGATGGTAATCACCAGATTGGGTTTCTGCGCCCTGACCTGCGCCACCCGCTCATTGATCGACAGCGCTTTGTCCGTCTCCCGGCTCATGACGGTTGTACAGTCGTAGCCGGAGAGGTATTCCCGCGCATACTTTGCAACCTTCAGATTCGCCTCATCCTCGCGGATGCCGTTTGCTGTCGCGCCGGAATCCGTCCCGCCGTGCTCTGCGTTCAAATAGATTTTTGCCATGATAATCATCCTTCCGACTTAATAATATTGATAAGGCCACGCCAAAAATTGACGTGACCAATATCGCTAATATGATTGCAACCCCGATATAGATATGGGCCGCTGCTGCTTGGCTGTAGATCATGTAACCGCCTCCCACATCGTTGGAGCCGTGCCCGGTATCCAGATGCAGGGGGCCATATCCGACTTGCATAGCCACAGTTGATCCGCATAGCTGTAATACAGCCCGGCCTTGCAATCCATCCCATACACCCAAGGGATGGGATCAGCCGTTGTCCCAGCGTGTGCCGGTACAATCGGGCGGTAGACGGCCAGCATCCCCTCCGCATCTGGCGGACGGTTATCGGTGGGCGTGTTAAGCACCCGATACAGCTGGCCGTTGTAATTGACGATCATGTCCCGCTTGCAGGACTGCCAATCCCAGGCGGGGTACAGCAACGGAGCTTGTGCTGCAACATCCTCCGGCAGGGTTTGCGCAGTGGCACGGAGCGCGGTTTCCCGTTGCTCTGCAAGCGCTTGGTTATATGCGCGCAGCTGCTTATATAGGCTCACAATTTCCTGTATCCTTTCCGCGTTCATTTTCGCTCATCCCTCCAAAATATATAGGTGTAGCGTTTTAAACAAATCCTGATATAGGCTTATAAATACATCGACGACCCCGGGGGCTTCGGCATACACTTTATTAAGGTCTACCATTACACAATATCCATCAGCCGCCGTGTATCCATACAACTGCCCTAAATACATGTTGATAGGTAGCTGCCCGCCGATCGAAAACATACCGGGAATCTTAATACACGCGGTCGCATCACCTTCACCAACGGAATATCCCCCCAAGATACGAGAAAACGTATCGCAATCCATGTCCAGTAATGCGTACATGATTTTTAGCTCTTCATCTAACGTCCACGCCAGCGGGACATCCTGTGTTGTTATCGTCACATCATCGCCTCCATCCTCAATATACCGGGCCAAGACCCGCAGCAGATAATTACCACCTATGGGCACCCGCTTGGGGGTTAATTGCGCATCCTCAATGACAATCACACACGATCACCCCCGCAGTTGTCTTGTAAATCTCTGGCCCGATCGAGCAGGTTAGCAGCAGGTGGTGCCGTCCCGGCTTGTCTACGGTCAGCATAAACGTAAGTAAATTACCCTCTGACACCACGCAAGACCCCTGCCCGACAACCTCTCCATAAAAATCATGCAGCTCCCACGTAGCCGACTGCACCATTACCCGTGCAGCCGGATCACATCCGTAGATACGCACGCGCTGCTGCCTACGCTCGCCCGGCATCAGCCGGATTGTTGGTCCATCCATCTAACATCCCTCCCAATCTGCACAATATCCCTCGCCCCACGCCGCGTTGTATCCCGGCATCCAGTCCAGCAGATAATCCCCATCCTGCCACGCAAACCGGATACCGGTTATATCCACTGTCATTAATACCGTGGCGTAATATGTGCTGTTGCCCGCCATATCCCAGGCTGTAAGGGTGACGTAGTACGTGCCATCCTCCAAGTCAGGAGGCACTTGCGCCGTCCAGTAGCCATCCTCACTACGGGCAAACACAAGGACATGGTTATCAGCCATGCCCTCAATGCGCGTAATCATATCAATCCTCCACCTTGACGCGGATCTCAAACGGTGCTCCAACGTGCACACGGTCGGTCACGCCGATGACCTCAACAATGCGCGGCGGGGTGGTGTCCAACACAACATTGCGGGTAATCTCGGCCTCAAGGCCGGTCGCGTCGACCACCTTGACCTTGATGACGTTGGCCCCCTCCTGCATGTGGGAGGGATTGGCGGTCAGGCTAAACGCGCCCGTCTGGCCGTCCACTGTAACCGGGCCCTGGTCGTGCCCATTGACGGTGACAGTCAGGGTGACGGATGTCAGCTGATCATCCGACGTGATGCCCGTAATCTGCACCGCCGCCTGGTTGGTTACAAGGCCCTCCGCAGGTGAGGACAGGCTAATGGTCGGCGCGGTGACTGCGATGGTGCAGGTGATTGACGCGGGGTCGGCGGCGTTGCCATCCATGTCGGATACGCCAACAGAGATTGTCGTCTGGCCCTCATCTAGGGCCGTTGGCACAGCGTAGGAGAGATCATAGCCTCCCTCTACTGGTGTCAGAGTAAGCCCCGGCGCACCCTGTGTGATCTTGCTGCCGCCGTTAATACGCAGGTCAAGAGTGGCGGGATCAACGCCGCTATCGTTGTCTCGCAGTTGGGCGGTGATGGTTGGGGTGCAGGTATTGATCCGGCTGTCCGATGATGGGTAGGTAATGGTGGCCGTGGGCTTGACGCTCTCGTAAGCCACTAATCGCAGCTGCTCGCCCCACGTCCCGTCCTCCTGGTTGATCGTGGTCTCATTACCTGCCTCGTCCGTGGCGATAATCTGCACGCCATAGTAGCTGCCCAGCTCATTGGCGCTGGATTCGGCGGGTGCGGTGCCCGCCAACACATAATACCCGTCCTCCGACAAGGTTAATGGATACGTCTGGCCGTCGATAACGGCCTTGATGGTTGCGATTGACATTGGTTAGGCCTCCTAAAATTTATTCTTTCGTTTCGCTCCACCAGCGTTCGTCTGTTCCCGGCTCTGTGGTGTTGCCGTCGATTTGTGAGGTATATTGTTTACCGTTATGCGTCACCTTGTCGCCGGTGTTGTAAGCGTCATGCGCGCCGGAGGGCCGCACCCAGTCGGGCCATTCGTCCGGCGTGACCTGCGTCCAGAGGGTGGGCGCGGCGCTGGGCCAATTGTCCTCCCGATCCCAGCAATCCGCATTTGCGCGGTAAAGGTTCCCCTCATGGCGGCGCACGCTGCGCGCGGGGATCAGGCCGCCATCCCCGCACAGCGGATCAAAAACCGATAAATAATCCCCGGATGAAAGCAGCTCATCCGGGGCGCTTTGCGCAAGGGCGATATAGCTTGCCCGCATGGCGCGGGCTTCGTCGATGATGCTCATGCGTTTTCTCCTCCCATCAGGATATTGGTTGCGGCGGCGAGCTCGGCATAGGAGGGGGAGGGCAAGTCTTCCTCCACGTCGTCTATGCAGTCCGCAAATTTTTCAGCGATTTCAGGATAGGAATCCGCGTCCTGCGCCTTCATTTTAATGTCCTCGTAGATCATGCGGAGGATGTCGGGCAAGTCTCCGCCAATTTGCAAAGGGATTTCTCCAATATAATAATCGCAGATGATTTTGCCCTCAGCCGCTGCCTCTTTGCTCGCGTAGACGCATACGGCATAGTCCCAGGCTTTTTTTCTCGCGCTGAATTCCGCGCGTGTGACTTTTAAATAGGCGTTTGGGACGTGAAATCCATAACAGGTTTCAACGTCGGATTTTATAAATGCCATTTTGCGACCTCCTTATCTTGGCTCAACCGCGATCCACTGCACAGCGGTATAGCCGTCTGCTGTTTTGGTGTTTCTTTGCACGATGATTTTTACACTGTTGGCCGTAGGCGGTCCGCCGACTGCCGCTTGGACAGTGTACGGGGCCCCGGTTCGGGGTGTTACAATAACGCGAGGCGCTTTCGAAAAGGCTGGTGAAAAGTATACAGTTGTTTCTCCGGTATAAATACTGCCGGACAAGGAGCCGTTTGGCACCATTGCTTCGCCGCTTTGGATAGTGCCTGTGTGGTACAAATTTTGGCTGTTAAGACTGGCATAGTTTCCTTGCATACTTATATATTTTCCAGAGCTATTTTTGACTACAGCAATAGATACACCGTTACATTCTATCCCTATAGACGAACCGTAGCTCCCCATGTCCATGCCCCACATATCGCCATATAAAGTGTTGCTAGCATTCCTAAACTGTAGGCCTGCACAGTTATAGTTCGATCCTGATTGTGTAAAGCCGGATATAGTAACAGATGATCCTTCTCCCGATGTATAATTAGGAGATAGTGCCTTGAAACTACCTGACATCTCCGCATTCTTACCTACTATCTTCCCGTTCTCCAGATCAAAGTACGAACTCCCATCCTTCGACTGCAACCTCCCCGCTTTGATCTGCGTCGCCGTAATATTCAGCTTTCCATCGCTTCCCAGCCACATCCCG